TATGTAATGTATTAGGTAAAGATGAAGCTGCTCGTTTATCTCCACTTCGTAAATTTAAATTTACTGAATGGGATCAAAGCCAACCAATTGAAATAGCAGGTATAAATCATCTTGATTATCTACTACTATATAAAAAATATAATCCTAAAAATGAACCATCCTATAAATTAAACGATATAGGAACTAAATACGTTAATTTAGGTAAAGTAGATTATGAAGGTAATCTTGATAGATTATTTAGAGAAGATGTAAATAAGTTTATTGAGTATAATATTCGTGACGTAGAAATTATTATTGAACTAGAAAAGAAATTCAAATTTATTGAGTTAACAGTTGCTATCTGTCATCTATGTCATGTGCCTTATGAAATGATCTACTTATCAACTGTACTAAATGATGGAGCTATATTAACATACCTCAAACGTAACAATATAGTTTCACCTAATAAACCCACAACTACAAACCCAGTACTTAAAGAAATACAGGAAGAATATGCTGGTGGGTACCTTAAAGATCCAGTTCCAGGACTATATGAGTGGGTTATTGATTTGGACTTTACATCACTATATCCTTCAATTATCAGATCACTTAATATCGGTATTGAAACGTTTGTAGGTCGTATTGTAAATAGAGATAAGTATGATAATAATTGGTCATTAGAGGATCTAAAGCAAATGAATCCTAATGAAGTGATTACTATTGAAAAACTTACTGAAAGACAAACAACACAACAAGCACAAGTTAAAGTAGGAACATTAATTGCTCTAATCCAAGAAAATAATTGGCTAATCTCAGCGTCAGGTGCTATGTTTAGAACAGATCGCTCATCAGTAGTATGTGAGGTATTAACTGACTGGTTTAATAAACGCGTTGAATATAAAAACGCAATGAAGAAAGCATACAAATCAGGCGATGCTGTTAAAGGTGAATTCTATAATCGTAGACAACACGCATACAAAATTAAATTGAATGACGTTTATGGCTGCTATGCTATCAACGGTTGGCGTTATACTGACGGTCATAAAATGATATCTAAAGCTATTACATTAACTGGTCAACGTGTAACTCAAGAATCAATTAAATTTTGTAATGAATGGATGAATAAACAACTAGGCACCGAAGATAAAGACTATGTTGTTACTTCAGATACTGACTCACTATTTATTCAAGTTAAGGATCTAGTATTACAACGCTACCCTGAAACTAAAACTAAAGATGAATACATTAAAGCAACACTAGAGATCACTACTGAAATACAGAAAGCAGCAAACGATAATATTGATCGTGTAACTAGAGAATATTTTAATGTAGGTAAACGTGAACATTACTTTGAATTAAAACAAGAAGTAATCATTGAAAGGGGATACTTTGCAGGTAAACGTCGTTATGCAATGTACATTGTAAATAAAGAAGGTGTTACTGTTGATGAATTGGATATGAAGGGATTAGATTTGATGAAATCAAATATGACTCCAATGTATTCTAAATTTGGAGAACAACTAATCAAAGATATTATGTTTGGTAAACCTAAAGCAGAAATCGATCAACAAATAATTGATTTTAAAAAATATATTAAAGATATTCCTATTGATCAATTAGCTAAACCAACAGGAGTAAAGAATGTAGAATCATATATTGAACGTACTCCTAAAGCAGGTGAGATATTTAGTGCATTGAAATTAAAATGTCCTATTAACGCTAAAGCAGCTATCCATTATAATGATCTACTTAAATTCAAAAAAGTACAGAAGCAATATCCATTATTTACTGCTGGTGATAAAATGAAATATATTCAATTAAAAACCAACCCATACAATATTGATGTAATTGGTTTTACAGGTAATGATCCTGATTTCATTAATAAACTAATTGATGAATTTGCTGATAGAGAAGAGGGATTTGAATCATCACTGTTAAATAAGTTAAAAGGCATATACGAGGATCTAGGATGGGCGTTTCCATCACTAAACGATAAAGTAAATAAATTCTTTAAATTTATATAATGAAACTACTATACGGAATATTGTTTGGGATACTAGCTCAAATACTTACCTTCATTCAGCTACAAGGACAAATGAAAATTGAATGGTTTAAAAATCACCCAATAACAATGGCATTTGTTGGAGTACCAATATCCTACATATTTATGCTTTCAGTAAAAAACATAGTTGCTGCTTATGATGGTCAGATATGGCCTAGCAGATTAATTGGGTTTGGAATTGGGGTAGTAGTATTCACTATTATGTCACATTTCTTATTTAAAGAATCATTATCTCCTAAAACACTTACTTGTTTGGGCCTAGGAGTCTGCATAATTTTAATTCAAATACTTTGGAAATAATATGGAAAAACAACTACTAACATCAGTAATCGAAAAGTATTACTTAGGTGGAATACACGAGAAGGTAAAGTGGACAATCAAAGACAAGAAAATAACAATCCTATTTACATCTGCAACTAAAGATCTAGCAGGATCGATCGAAGCAGATGGATTTGATTTGGATGATTGCGTTATAGGAGTATACGATACAAATAAACTACTTAAATTAATTAACATCACTAATCAATTCGTTCAATTAGGTGTTGAAACTAAAAACGGAACATCAACTAAACTATCAATTGCTGATAACGAGTATGATCTAGTTTATCATCTTGCTGATTTGAGAATGATGTCTACCGAAACAATGGTATTAGATGAGTCACAAATTGACTTTAATTACTCATTCACTATTGATTCTGACTTTATAGAACGATACAATAAAGCTAAAAAAGCATTAGGTAGTGATGAGGTAAGAATACAAGCACTATTCAATGAAGAAGGTGATAAAGGTATTTACTTTACATTAGGAGGTAAAACATCACACGACGATAAAATTAGCTTCCAATCCACTGATTCTACATTTAGTGTTCCCTCTAGTGAATATCAATTCAATGCTAATTATCTACTAGAAATATTCACAGAAAATAAAGGCGCAGATGGAACAGGTAAGTTTGATGAGAATGGAATATTAAAGTTAGAGTTTATAGATGAGAGAAATATTAAAAGCCTATATTATCTCCCACCTAAAAACTAATCCGTATATATTTATTACCGAAGATACATGACAGGTCTTCACCTATTAATTAACCGCTCACCTTAGGGGAGCACAAATAAAAACAAAATGAGTAAAACTACAGACGTGTTCGTAGTAACGAACGGAACATCTACATTAACAAGTGGCCTTTCATTAGGCACAACCACAGGTAACAGCACATTCACTTTTGGTACAGGCTATACAGCATCTAATACCTTTGCTAATTATCCCACTTACAATGATTTTTGGAAATTTGATGAAGAATTTGATCTTCTTTGGAAATCATTCTTCTCAAATGAGGGCTACAGGCCGATCAAAGAAAAAGTAGCAGGCGTGCCTTGCGACATCCAAGAAACAGATAATGGCCTACGTATTGAACTTGCAGCAGTAGGCCTTGAAAAATCAGATATTGATATTATTGTTGACTCAGAAACGCTTCGTGTTGCTTACCGTAAAAATGATAAGGAAGAAGAAGCAGAAAAGAATGAGTACAGATATCTTCTCCGCACAATTAAAAAATCAAGTTTTGATCTTGCTTGGAAAATTTCAAGTAAATATAATCTCCAAGAGCTAGAAGCTAAATTGGATAAAGGATTATTGACTTTGGATATTCCATTTGCAAAGGAAAATAAACCAACAAAGGTTACGATTAAATAAGTTTTGAAAACCGAAGACCTGTCATTATCTTCAATTTAAACAAAGTTATAAAAATGAAAATTAAACCACTTTATAATCACGTTGTGATTAAACAATTAGATGAAACTGAAACAATGTATGGTAACATTGTAGTACCTGATATGGGTAAAGAAAAACCACTTATGGGTGAGATAGTAGCTGTAGGACCTGGAATATACTCAGTTACAGGAACATGGCTTGCGACTGGAGTTAAAGTAGGTGAAACAGCAGTATTTCCTGCATTTGGTGGAACTAAAATGACCGTTGAAGGTGAAGAATACATTGTAATGAAGGAACAAGATTTGTTGGCAATTCTAGAAAAATAATATATGAGTAAAATAATTAAGTTTGATCGTGAAGCGAAAGAAAAGCTTCAAGCAGGTATCGATAAAGTAAATAAAGCAGTATCAGTTACGATGGGTCCATTCGGACGTAATATATTGATTGAAAAAGAACACGGACAAGTAGTATCTACTAAAGACGGTGTTACAGTAGCTAAAACCATTACATTGGAAGATCCAATTGAAAACATGGCAGCAACTGTAATTAAGCAAGCCGCTCAAAAAACAGTTGATGCTGCTGGTGATGGCACAACTACCTCAACTGTATTGGCTCATGCTATTGCATCTCAAGCATTAGAGGCAACATCATACGCTTCAATAAATGCCACTCAAGTAAAACGTGGTATTGAAGAAGCAGTAAAGCAAGTAATAGCTGAATTGAAAATTCTATCTACAGACATTACAGATGAAAAACAAATTAAACAAATTGCTACTCTCTCAGCTAATGGTGATACTGAAATTGGTGAACTAGTAGCTACCGCTATTGATAAAGTAGGAAGAGACGGAGTAGTAACAGTAGAAGAATCCCGTTCAGGTGAAACATCACTTGAGGTAGTAGAAGGTCTTCAATTCGATAGAGGTTATAAGTCACCTTATATGGTTACAGATAACAATTCAATGCAAGCTATCCTTAATGATGCTTTGATTCTATTGTTTGATGGTAGAATTAGTACTGTAAAAGATCTACTTCCACTTCTAGAGCGTGTATCACAAGAAAATAAATCACTCCTTATCATTGCTGAAGATATTGATGGTGAAGCGCTTTCAACACTTATTGTAAATAAGATGAGAGGTATTTTGAAAGTGGCTGCTGTTAAGGCTCCTGACTTCGGTGAACGTAGAACACTTATTCTAGAAGACATCGCTACTGTAACTGGAGGTACTGTAATTTCACCTGCTAAAGGAATGAAATTGGAACGCTTTAATATGGATTGGTTCGGTAATGCTAGAACAGTTACTGTAGGTAAAGAAACAACTACAATTGTAGATGGTAAAGGTAATACAGAAGCTATCGACGTTCGTATTGAGGAACTAAAATCCCAAATCGATCAGTCTAATTCACCATATGAAGTAGAACGTCTACAAGATCGTCTTGCTAAGATGATTGGAGGTGTAGCTATTATTAATGTAGGTGGAGGTACTGAGATTGAAATGAAGGAAAGAAAAGATCGTATTGACGATGCTCTTCAAGCAACTAAAGCAGCACTTGAAGAAGGTATTCTACCTGGTGCTGGTATTGCTCTAATGCATGCTAGAACAGCTATTAGTCAAGCTAAAGTTGATGGAGTTGACTTTAATAAAGGTAAACAAATAATCTTAAAAGCGTGTAGCGCTCCATTCAAACAAATACTTAATAATGCTGGTGTAGACTATAATGAAGTATTAATGAATCTTAGAAATGCTTCAAATAATATGGTTCCAAACATTGCTGATGAAACATTAGTAGATGCCTTCGAATCAGGTATCATCGATCCAACTAAAGTAGTTAGATGTGCTCTAGAGAATGCAGCCGCAGCCGCCGTAACGTTGCTGATGACTGAATGTGTAATCCATGACAAACCTACTGATAAAAAGAAAACAGACGAAGTTGATATGTCAGGGTTTGGAATGTAATTTCAACCTATGAAAAAACTATACCTCGACGATATCCGTACCCCTAAAACTAAGGGGTGGGATATCGTTCGTAGTTACGATGAATTTGTAAAGTGGATTGAGGAAAATGGATTACCTGATAAGGTATCCTTCGACCATGATTTGGGAGAAGAAGGAACAAAAACAGGATATGATGCTGCAAAATGGCTAGTTCAATACTGCCACAGCAATTGCCTCCCCTTCTTCCCAGAATACAATGTTCACTCTGCTAATCCAGTTGGTAAGGCAAATATAGAGTCTTATCTTTCAAATGCAAAAAAACATTTAAATAAGTTATGAAACAACACACACTCTGGATTGAAAAATATAGATCACAAACATTAGAACAATACATCGGCAACGATGCGGTTAAAGCTCGCATCGCCGATTGTATTGCCTCTAATGATATTCCACATTTCCTATTTGCAGGTACAGCAGGTACTGGTAAAACAACATTAGCTAAATTAATTGTTAAGAATATTAAATGTGATTATCTCTACATTAATGCTAGTGATGAGAATGGAATTGATATGATTAGAGAGAAAGTAAAAGGATTTGCTTCTACATCTACATTTCAACCACTTAAAGTAGTAATATTAGATGAGTCTGATTTTCTAACTCAACCAGCACAAGCAGCACTCCGCAATCTAATCGAAGAATATTCAATCACAACTCGATTTATACTTACTTGTAATTATATTGAGCGTTTGATTGAACCACTTCAATCACGTTGTGAAACTCATCTACTAACACCTCCATCTAAAGGTAATGTTGCAAAACACGTTTGCACTAGTATTTTAGATGCTGAGGGGGTTCAATATGAAATGGCAGATGTAGCAACTATAATTAAGGAATATTATCCTGATGTTCGTTCTATTATTAAGGTATTACAACAGAATGTTAGAGACGGTAAATTATCTGTAGCCGCTTTAGATGCTAATTGGACTAAACAACTAATTCAAATATTGAATAAACGCGATAAAAATGCCTGGTATCAAGTTCGCCAACTTGTAGCTGATAGTCAAGTAGATGACTTTCAAACCGCTTATCGATATATGTTTGAGCATCTAAATGAATTTAGCTATGGACACGATGCTGAATTATCAGTTATATTAGATGATTTTATCTGGAGAAGTGGGGTTGTGCCAGATAAAGAAATTAACTTTGCAGCCGCAATAGCAAAAATATTAGAAACAACTAAAAAACAAGTATTATGATAACAAAACAAGAACTACTTGAAAATGTAGATAAATACTACAATGAAGCTAAAGAAGTTTATAATAAAGAAAAAGAAGATTTAATTAAATTATTATCTTCATCTGCTGCTAAAGCAGCTCATTTGTTTGAAATAAAAAGTAAAGAAGAGTGGTTAGAAGACGAATTAAAAAAGTACAATAACTAAAAAACAAGTAATATAATGGAACAGCAATTAAACATCAGTTTAGATAAGACTACAGGACTATCATGTGATGAATGTGGTAACGAAATATTTCAAGAAGGAGTAATGCTTAGAAAAGCATCTCGATTCCTAACAGGCACAGCACAGGATGCTATGATCCCAATCCAAGTATTTGCCTGTAGTAAATGCGGTCATGTAAATGAAGAATTCCTCCCATTACAATTAAGATCAAGTAAAGAAGAAAATAATGTTCTTTAAAAAATATAAAATGCAAATAGAACAACTTCAACGGGAAAATGAGCATTTAAGAGCTCAAATAGCAGGTCTTGCTTTTAATCTTAAAACAGCAGATGATAAAATTAAGCAATATGATATACAATTAGAAAATTTATATAAGAAAAATATGGATTTATCTAATGAAATAAAACACCTCAATATGCTTGCTATGACATCTAACTATAATAAAAACGATTCAAGAAATTACTAATGAATATATTTGATCATATTAAGAATATCACAACCAATAAAGGACCCTACTTAGGTGATGAAGGTTGGAATAACTGGATGATCAATCGTTATCTAAGTATGGATCCTGATTATTGTGAAGTAGTAAATATAGTACAAAAGAACACTTGGCAGATGAAAGGTGAGTATCTTTACAATCTGTATAAAGATATTATCCCTCAACAATACAAGTATCTTAAATATATTAAAGCTAAAAATAAAAAGGAACACAAAGCAGATCAAGTAGAAGCCGTTGCTACTTATTATGAAATAAGTAAAAGCGAAGCCAAAGAATATATTGATATGCTTCCTAAAGAAGAAATTGAAAACATAATATTACAAATTAATGGGTAAGTATATAGATAGCTCAAAAGCATATAGAGATTATTTAATTGAAATGGAAAAACAAATAGAAGATACACCTAAACTAGACTCAATTGTCACCTCAGTTATAGATCAATTTACAGCTCGTGCTAAGATGGGTAAGAAAAAATACGGTGTTGATTTAGACCGTACTGATCTGTCACTAATGGATTGGCTTGAGCACGCTAAGCAAGAACACATGGATGCTATTTTATATTTGGAAAAAATAAAACAAATAATCATTGGCCAAGAAAAAGCTTTCTGAGATCGAATCCAAAATAAAGAATTACCAGTTTCCTGAAATAAATCACGCTTTCCAAAGAAGCGTTTCTTATTCTCAGTATTCAATGTGGGTTACTTGCCCTCATAGATGGGCTTTAAAATATATTGAAAATAAAGAACCATACCAAGCCAGTATCCATACTGTATTTGGAACAGCATTTCATGAAACATTACAATCATACATCACAACAATGTATAATGAAAGTGGAGCTGCAGCTGATAAAATGGACCTTGAATCATTATTTCAAGAACGATTTAGAGAAATATATGCTAAAGAATATAAAGCAGCAGGTACTCACTTCACTGATGCAACTCAAATGAGTGAATTCTTTGATGACGGGATAGCAATATTAAGATGGCTTAAAACAAGGCGAAATAAAATATTTACTATTCGTAAAATGAAATTATTAGGTATAGAATTACCTCTACTCCTAAAATTATCAAACAACATATACTACAAAGCATTCATTGACTTTGCATTATACGATGAAGATTTAAATAAAGTTTACATATATGACATCAAAACGTCGACTCGTGGATGGAGTGACAACGAAAAAAGAGACGATCAAAAAACTGCTCAAGTCCTACTATACAAAGAATACTTTGCAAGACAGTTCGGATGGGACGTTGATCAAATCGAAGTCGAATTTTTCATCGTTAAGCGTAAAATCTATGAACAAGCTGAATACCCTATTCCCAGGCTTCAGTCCTTTAGACCCGCTAGTGGAAAAAACAAACGAAAACAAGCAATAGATAATTTTGAAGCATTTATAAAAGATTGCTTTGATGAAGTTGGTAAACCTCAAATAAAGTCGTATCTTAAAAATGTAGGTGAAAGTAGTTGTAAGTGGTGTCCCTATAAAGATAATCAAGAACTTTGCGATAAAATACAATAATATGGAAGATAAATGTTATCAAGCAACTAATGAGGATTTAAGAAAATCTGCTTTAGAACATTATGAAGAATTATCAAATAAGTGTTGTCATTGGTCAAGTGACATTCCAAGAGCAATCAATTTTTATTATGACTATAAAGAAATGAATTTATGGGAAAAGATAAAATTAGCATTTAAAAAATGATGTTTTTTGCATAAGCGTATATATTTATATGCAAATATATTATTATGGGAAACAAAATGCAATTAACAAGTGTAAAAGTTCCTGAAGATTTATTTGAGCAATTTAAAATTGCTTGTGTAAGATACAAATTTAGCGTACAAAAATTAACAGAACGCTCTATGTTCTTATACTTAACAAATGAAGACTTTAGAAAAACAATTCACAATCAATTAGACACAGAATTTACTGGAAGTATTTAAAAACAGTTTTATGAAAGAAGGTTATATTCCTAAGGAACAACGTAAGAAAATCTTACTACTTTGCGATGACATTAGAATGACAAGTGGTATTTCTACAATGGCGAGAGAAATCGTTATTGGTACCGCTCACCATTATAATTGGGTAAATGTAGGAGGAGCTATTAATCACCCTGATAAAGGTAAACGATTTGATTTATCTGAAGACACCAATCAAAATGCAGGTATAAAAGACTCCAATATTTTCCTCTACCCAATTGATGGATATGGCTCCCCAGAATTAATTCGCCAATTAATTCAATTAGAAAAACCAGATGCAATTATGTTCTTTACTGATCCAAGATATTGGGTTTGGTTATTTCAAATGGAACATGAAATAAGGAAAACAATGCCTATGATTTATCTTAATATATGGGATGATTTGCCTTATCCAATGTATAATAAGTCATTCTATGAATCATGTGACACATTATTTGCCATTAGTAAACAAACAGAAAACATTAATAGATGTGTTTTAGGAGCAGAAATATCGGCTGAGAAGATTATTAAATATGTCCCTCATGGAATAAATGAAAATATATTCTTTCCAATTGATTTATCTCATCCTGAATATCTTGCTTTACAAGAATTTAAAAAGCAATTATATAAGGATAAAGAATATGACTTTAATCTCCTCTATAATGCGAGAAATATCCGACGTAAGTCAGTACCTGATTTGATGTTAGCTTGGAAAATATTTATTGATACATTACCTGAAGATAAAGCTAGAAGATGTACTTTAACCCTTCACACCCAACCTATAGATGAGAATGGAACTGATCTATTTGCAGTACAGCAGATGTTGTTCGGCAATGATTCTAAATATAATATCATATATTCAAATGGACGTTATCCTTCAAATGTAATGAATCTACTTTACAATTCAGCTGATGGTGTTGCTTTAATTTCATCTAACGAAGGATGGGGATTGTCACTTACAGAAGCAATGATGTGTGGTAAACCAATTATAGCTACTGTAACAGGAGGGATGCAAGATCAGATGCGTTTTGAAGATGAAAATGGTGAGTGGATTAAATTTACAGAAGAATTTGGTTCAAATCATAGAGGTAAATACAAAAAGCATGGTAAATGGGCTTACCCAGTATTTCCAAGTAATATTAGTTTAATTGGCTCCGTTCCTACACCTTATATATTTGATGATAGAGCAGACCCACATGGTATCGCTGACCAAATTAAAGAATTATATGCTTTAAAAACAAATCAAGTTGATGAATTTGGTTCTCATACTAGAGGATTTGAAACATACGAGGAAGTAAGTAAAGCTGCCCATAAATGGGTAACATCAAATGAATCAATGATGTCTGCAAAAAACATGTGTAAGAATATAATTGATGGTATTGATGAAACATTTGATAAATGGGAACCAAGGTATGCTTTTGAATTAATTAAAGTAGAACCATTAGAACAACCAAAACATTTTATAAAACAAGTTATAGCACAATAATATGAAACCACTAGTTTTTATAAGCTGCCCAATCGATACATTTTCCGGTTATGGAGCCAGATCAAGGGATATTGCACTAGCAATTATCAAATCAGATAAATATGATGTAAAAATAATATCACAGCGTTGGGGTGCTACTCCATTTGGATTTCTTCAAAAAGACAATCCAGATCATAAATTAATACTTGATTGTATTTGGGGACAACCTCAACTTCCTAAGCAACCGGATTGTTGGATTCAAATCACTGTACCTAATGAATTTCAACCTGTGGGTAAATTTAACATTGGAATGACAGCAGGTATTGAAACTACAATATGCGCTCCTCAATGGATTGAAGGATTAAATAGAATGAATTTAAATTTAGTCTCTTCAGAACATACTAAGAAAGTATTTAAAAATAGTGTATTTAACGAAAAAAATCAACAAGACCAAGTACTTCGCTCTGTTAAATTAGAAAAACCAGTAGAAGTATTATTTGAAGGAGTAAATACAGATATATACAAAAAATTAAAATCAGTAGATACACTAAATGAATTAGATACTATTAAAGAAGATTTTAATTATCTATATGTAGGTCACTGGTTACAAGGAGAAATAGGACAAGATAGAAAAGATACAGGTATGTTAGTTAAAACATTCTTAGAAACATTTAAAAATAAAAAACAACGTCCTGGTCTTATCCTTAAAACATCTGCTGGAAATTACTCTGTAATGGATAGAGATAGTATGTTAGAGAAAATTAGGCAAATTGAAGCATCAGTTGGTGGTGACTTACCAAGTATCTATCTACTTCATGGTGAATTAAGTGATGATGAAGTAAATGAACTATATAATCATCCTAAAGTAAAAGCACACGTGTCATTTACTAAAGGAGAAGGATATGGCAGACCACTACTTGAAGCATCAATTTCTCAAAAACCAGTAATAGCAAGTAACTATAGTGGTCATTTAGATTTTCTTGACCCTGAAATGTCAATTTTATTACCTGGAGAAATAACTCAAATACATCCTTCAGCAGTAGTAAAAGATATGTTAATTCCTGAAAGTGGTTGGTTTACTGTTAATTATAATAAGGCATCTGAAACTCTTGAAGATGTTTATAAGAATTATAAGAAATATGTTGATGGAGCAAAGAAACAAGCGTATCGTTCACGTACCGAATTTAGTTTAGAAAAAATGTCTGATAAATTAATCTCTATTATGGATGAAAAAATTCCTAAACCGGTACAACTTAAATTACCTCAATTGAAAAAAATTGAATTACCTAAACTTAAAAAAGTAGACTAATGCAGGAATCACTTATAGTATGTCCTCGATGTGAAGGAAATGCATGTCACGAGATATCAAATGATAAACTTACTGTTTGGAGTTGTTTTGGATGTGGTTTCACATCTAATTCAACCCTTACAGAAGATAAATTAGAAGAAGTAGAGGTAGTAATTCCTCAACTATATAAAGATATTAAATTTAAAGACGATAAAGGTTATTACTGGTACCCTAATAGCGTAATGCTAGAAGATAAATCATTAGTATTTGCTGATGGCAAAACACCAGAAGAATGGAAGTGGGCTGGTGTGCAATCTAAAGATGGTAAAGCTGATATGACAACAGTAAAATACTTTGAAGAGAAAGAATTTATGGAAGCTCTAGATTATATAGGCTTCTTTGAAAAACAAAAATAATGTTATGCCTTCAATTAGTTATGCAATTACAGCATGTAATGAACATGTTGAGTTAGAACGTTTATTAGATCATTTAGAAGACTGGATTAGAGAAGAAGATGAAGTAGTAATTCAATTAGATACTACTGCTACTGAAGAAGTAAAAGCATTGTGTTTTGATTATATGCGTATTAATTGGAATGTCATTGAGTTTGGATTAAATAAAGACTTCGCATCATTTAAAAATAATCTAAAAAATTATTGTACTAAAGATTATATCTTTCAGATAGATGCAGATGAGAATCTTTCTCAAGATTTAATACTTAATCTTCCTGAAATATTAGAACTTAATCCTGAAATTGAACTATATGCTGTTCCTAGAATTAATACAGTAGAAGGATTAACTCAAGAACACATTCAAAAATGGGGATGGAATGTTAATGAAAACGGATGGGTTAATTATCCCGATTATCAAACACGTATACTTAAAAATATACCTGAAATAAAATGGATAAATAAAGTTCATGAGCGTTTAGTTGGTGCTAAAACAATAGTTCCTCTTCCTGAAGGGTATGATTTAATTCATTCTAAGACAATAGAAAGACAAGAAAAACAAAACAATTATTATAATACATTATGAGTGTAATACAATTTAATATACCTGATAATCCTCATCACCATAGACAATTCTGTACTGTATTAGATAATGTATTATTAAAAAATACCGGAGAAGATATAAGTGATGGAACTGCTAATAATTTAATTGAAGTAATACATAATACTAAAAAAGTAAAAGCAGGTATAGATAAAGATACTCAAAAAATAGGAGATAAAGAAATATATTACCCTAACGAATATGATTTTGATGATAAATTTGATTATGTTATAGATGAAGATGTTTTTTTATTTTTTGATGGAACTGGGATTAATTATATACATTTTTTCTTTGATCTATTTGGTAAATGTATATATTTTGATATTCTAAAAAAAGACAACCCAAAACTAAAACTAGGAATCCCAGAAGAATTTTATGAAGAAACAGGTAAAAATAGTTTTATCAAACAATGGTTAAATTTATATTATAATGATTTAGAAGTAATAGTATTTAAGAAAAATACTTCATATCAAATTAAAAAAATAATATTACCTAATTGTCTATTTTGGTTTCCTGAAGGGTATGGTCATGGCCCTATTATAAAAATGATAAGAAAGGTCTATGATAAAATAGATCCAATTGAAGTTATTAAGGAGGGATGTTATATATCTAGACAAGATACCATTAAACATGGTTGGTATCATGGACGTGAAATGCAGAATGAATTAGAATTAATTGATAAAATTAAATCTGAATTAGACTATGATATAATTGAATTGATGAATTATAATCTAAAAGAAAAAATACAAATATTTAAATCTTATAAAACTATAATTCAACAAAGCAGTGCCTCTAATGTAAATATACTTTTTGCTGCTCCTGAAAGTAATAGTGTAATTATATCTAATCCAAGAATGGGAGATTGGCTAAATGGCAAATGTTATGAATATTCCCTCTATTCAGGATCTAATCTTCTTCTTTTAGAAGGAGTAGGAGAATTAATTATAGATCCTAATAAATCTGAGCTAGCAGATAAAAATAACTATCCCTGGTATATTCCTAATTTGGATGGTTTAATAGAAGTTTTAAAACAAGTAAAAGATAATTCTGTTTGGAATTCATAATAAATTTTATTAAATTTAAAATATGAAAAAAATACTATTAATTGGAGGAAACGGCTACATTGGTAATCGCCTATATAAAGACCACTCAGCTAGATATGATATAACAATAGTTGATAATTGTTGGTTTGATAGACCTCTTAATCATACATTAGAATTAGATATTAGTGAATTATCATCTGATTTTTTATCTGAATTTGATGTAATTATTTTATTAGCGGCACATTCAAGTGTTAAGATGTGTGAAGGTCCTTTAATGAGTGCCTATGATAATAATATTAGAAATTTTGTTCAATTAGCATCTAAATTAAAATCACATCAAAAATTCATTTATGCTAGTTCATCTAGTGTTTATGGAAATGCTGGTGAATTGGTAGTTGATGAAAATTATAATGGGTTTATCCCTCATAACCATTATGATATTACAAAACATGTAATTGATTTATATGCACCCAAATTTGACACCCAGTATTATGGTTTAAGATTTGGTACTGTAAATGGTTATTCTCCTATTGTTAGAAAAGATGTAATGATTAATTCAATGGTATATAATGCTCTTACAGATGGAGAGATTAAATTATATATTAAAGATATCCTTAGACCAATTTTAGGTATTAGTGATTTAAGTAGAGCAATTAAAACTATTATTGATACAAAAGAAGACTATAGAGGTATTTATAATTTAGCTTCATTCAACAGTACATCCGGAGATATAGCATATGGTGTTAGTAAAATTACAGGAGTAGCTGTTACTGAATATGAAACCGACCCCAGCAATATTATAAATGCAAAACTACAAACTAAGAGCTATAATTTTTCTATTAACTGTAATAAATTTAAAAATACATTTAATTTTGAATTTAAAGAAACAATAGAAAGTATTACAGAAGAGTTGTTAAGTAATTTTAATGATATTATATTCACATCAAGAAATCAATTTAAAGATTATGAATAATGAATTTCAAATAGAATATATTGAAAATAAAGAGTGTTTCTGTTGCGGTAATATTAATTTAAAAACAATATTAGATTTAGGTAATCAACCATTAGCAAATGATTATCATAGCAATTTAACAATACAACATGAATATCCTTTAAGACTAAATTTATGTGATAAATGTTTTCATTTACAATTAAGTCATACAGTTAATCCTGATTTAATGTTTAAACATTACTTATATGTAAGTGGTACAACACAAACATTAAAAGACTATTTTGATTTCTTTGCCGCAAAAACATTAGAATATAACCCTGAAGCTAAAAACATACTAGACATAGCCTGTAATGATGGAACTCAACTTGACTCATACCAAAAACTAGGGCTAACAACCTACGGAATCGACCCAGCTATAAACTTAGTCCCTACAGCTATAGATAAAGGACATAATGTTGTTTGTGATTATTTTAATATCAATACTATTGACAAATTCGGTAATACTAAATTTGATATCATTACAGCACAAAATGTATTTGCTCATAACAAATATACTGTTGATTTTCTTTTATCATGTAAAGAATTAATGAATAATAAATCATTATTATTTATTCAAACATCACAAGCAAATATGGTATTGAATAATGAATTCGATACTATATACCACGAGCATTTATCTTTCTTTAATACTAAGTCAATGAAAACCTTAGTTGAAAGATGTGGTTTAGTATTGAGTGATGTATTTAAAACTGATATTCATGGTACTAGCTATGTGTTTGTAGTTACTAAAAAAGATTTAGGATTAGAAGGAACAGCAAAAATGTTAGCGTTTGAAGAAGAAAAAGGGTTATATAATGTATTAACATATCCTGAATATGCCTTAAAATGTTATAAAGCAACTTATGATTTAAAAAATAAATTGGAAAAACTTAAAGCTGAAAATTACCATTTAGTAGGATATGGTGCTGCTGCTAAAGGAAATACACTACTTAATTTTGGTAACATTAAATTAGATGTTATTATAGATGATAATCCTTTAAAACAAGATCTATACACCCCAGGAATGAACATTCCCATTAAAGGATCTGAATATATAAATGACTCATTCTATATGCATACAAATAAAGTAGCATTTATACCTTTAGCTTGGAATTTCTACACTGAAATCAAATCCAGAATTAAGGCAAAACGAAATAACCCAAACGATTTATTTATTAAATACTTCCCAACACTAGAAATAAATGAAGGTTAAAATATCATACCACATAATGCCATATGAAATAGATTATGCTCTATTATCATACGCCCAATTAAAAAAATCAAGATACTATATCCCAGACAATGTTGATATTGAAATTGATACAGTAATGAATTGTTCTAATTACTTAATTGATTGGGATAAAACAAGACTACCTAAGGAATTCTTCACTCAGAAATTTAATGATTTAGAGATATTACTTAAAGATTATAAGGTCAATTCTAAAATATACGATGGGGATGAATGCTATGGTTTATTAGACATGCAACGAGATTCCTATTGCGATGCTGATTACTACATTAATATTACACCAGACATGTATTTTAGTGAGCATTTATTAGCCTTAATGCTTGAGTCAACTAAAGTAATTAAAAATAAATATTATGTAGTTACTCCTGAAATTCATAAAATGTGGGATAATACATGGGATGAAATTACTAATCAAAGGTATATGGATGTTCCATATGCTGAATGGAATGATACTGATGTTTATGACATTAGATATCATATGAAAACAGATGATGCTGAAATTAGGTTAGAACCAACTCATCGAAGTAAATGGGCATGGTGGTTAGATTTGTATAATAAAGCATTTTATGAGGATTTTGCTCCTGTACAAGATGATTGGTATGGATATGGACCTTGGGATTGGTGGTCATTAATGTTGACTGAATATGCTAAGGAAAGAGGAGTAGATTTTCAAGAATACGTTTTAAGAGGTCAAACAATATTTGAATATCCAATAGGTTCATTAAAAGGAAAAGGATTTGTCTCATACTACAAAGATTTTATACATTTAAAAGGTAATGCTCCTCAACAAAGACAAAAATTTGAAGCTAATATGCAATTATACTTAGAAAGAGGAATTAAACACCTGTATAATAAAAAAATATTAAAATGAAACATTTAGTTTTAGGATCATCGGGACAAATAGGTAATTGTATTGTAGATTATTTTAAAAATCAAGGAGAAGAAGTAATTGAGTTTGATATTGAAAGAGATTTAAATGAAGATCTTAGAATATCAAATAATTCTCTTCTTGAAGAAAAAATAAAAGAATGTGATATAGTTCATTTTTTAGCCTTTGATGTTGGTGGAGCAAAATACCTTGAAAAATATCAAGACACATATCCTTTTATTAGCAACAATATAAAAATAATGGCTAATACATTTGAATTAATTCAAAAACATAATAAACCAGTATTATTTGCTTCCTCACAAATGTCTGAATTAGGTTATTCTACCTATGGCCAGTTAAAAAGTATAGGTGAAAAAATGACTAAGGATCTAAACGGTATAGTTGTAAGGTTTTGGAATGTATATGGATATGAAAAAGATGAAGAAAAATCCCATGTTATAACAGACTTTATTAAGATGGCTAAATATGAAGGTGTTATTAAAATGAGAACAGATGGACAAGAATCAAGGCAGCTTCTATATGGAGATGATTGTGCTGAGTGTCTTTTGGTTATTAGTAAGAAATATCGTACATTAAATAGAAATAAAAATTACCACATAACTAATTTTGACTGGATAAAAGTAATAGACGTAGCCAAAATAATCCAGAATATATCGGGTTGTGAAATTATACCTTCTACTAGACAGGATCAAACTCAAAAGAATGCTATGAATAATGCTGATAGCTATATTTTAAAACTTTGGCAACCAAAAACAACATTAGAAGAAGGAATTAACAAACTTTATAAACTATATTAAAATGGCTTTTAATTATCAGTATATTCCTAAAATGAATAACCAACAAGAAGTATTTGAAAATTTTCTAAATAAAACTATCAACCCAAGATGGCCTAACGGAATAGGAGATAGTGATCATCATTTAGTAACTATTTTTGGATTAACACTACAAATTAGAGCTAAAAAAATGTTAGAATTAGGTGTTAGATGGGGTGATACTTCTGAACCAATAGTAGTGGCTGCTTCAATGATTGGAGGTCATCTAACAGCAGTTGATATTGATCAAACAATGTGGTCTTGTCCTGAGGATTTGAAACCTCATTATACTTTTGTAAAAGCAGAAGCAATTAATTTTTTAAAACAAGAAGTTGAAAAAGGATCTCATTATGATTTAGTATATGTTGATGATTGGCATGCATATGAGCATGTAAAAGTAGAATTAGAATTAATTGATAAAATAACAGATAAAAAATCATTAATATTATTACATGATTTAATGGCTTATAATAATGATAGTGGGGAATATAGTTGGCATAAAGATTCACCTAATGGTGGAGAATGGTCTAAAGGAGGACCTACTCATGCTGTTCTTGAATTAGATAAAAATAAATGGGAATGGGTAACAATTCCTTTTAATAATGGATTAACAATACTTAGAAAACTCTATTAATAAATGCAAGGAATAGTAATACAAGGACCAACAAATTATTATGAACAAATAATATCTTGTTATAAAGATATTCCTAATGTAGTTTGGTCAACATGGGAAGATGAACCCAAAGAAAATATAGATTTTATAAAAAAACATATCCCTGTTATAACTAATAAAAAACCCCAAACCCCAGGCTATTTAAATATTAACTTTCAGTTAGTTTCTACTTTTAATGGACTTAATTATTTAAAAAGTAAAGGAGTAACAGAAATATTAAAAGTTAGAGGTGATACAACTATAACTAATTTAGAAATATTTCTAAATAAATTAAAAGGAAAAGAAATGGCTTTTTTGGCTATTTCTAAAGAAGGAATTAGAAAAGATATTTACTATGAATTAATTTATTCACATTATTCCCATGATTATCCTGTTGATTTAGTAATATACGGTAATTTAGAGAATATGCTAAATACTTTCGGAATAACTATAGAAGAAAACACCCCCATCCCCCCAGAGGCAATAATTTCTTATAATTTTTTGGTTGGCAAAAAGAGTGATTTTATATTAACATATAATCACTTTATAAAAAATAATGCTTATTTTTATATGAATGACTGTATTGAAAATAATATAGAAATAAACTGGTTAAAACATAAAAGTGATATTGTAAAAGGTCATAATTCTTTCAACTATGAGTTCTAAAATAAAATTAATATTATTTGATTTAGATGGTGTTATAACAGACACTAAAGAAATCCACTATGAATCTTTAAATAAAGCTATCTCTGAAGTAGATCCTATTTATATAATTACTGAAAAAGAACATATTAACAGGTATGACGGATTAAAAACCGGAACAAAACTTAAGATGCTAACTAATGAAAAGAATCTACCAGCTAATAAGCATCAACAAATATATAATAGAAAACAACAACTAACTTTAGAAGAATTTTCAAAAATAAAAATAGATGAAAAAATGATATCTATTTTTAAATCATTGAAAGATGAAGGCTATCTACTTGGTTGTTGTACTAATAGTATTAGAAGAACAACATTAGTAGCTTTAGCAAAGACAGGAGTTATTGAGTATTTAGATGTTATTGTTACAAATGATGATGTTAAAAATCCAAAACCCCACCCTGAAGTATATTGGAAAGCCATATCGATGATGAGTCACCTCCCAGAGGAAACATTAATCATTGAAGATTCTCCTCAAGGATTATTAGCTGCTCATCGTTCAAATGCTACTATACTTCGTGTAAAGAATTCTGTAGATGTAACTTTAGAAAAGATAAAAAATAAATTAAAAACAAATAATATGAGTAAAAGTAAATGGCATGATGAAAAATTAAATATTGTTGTTCCTATGGCTGGTGCTGGAAGTCGTTTTGAAAAGGTGGGATATACATTTCCTAAACCTCTTATTGATGTTGAGGGAAGACCAATGATTCAAGTAGTAGTTGAAGCAATGAATATTAAAGCTAATTTTATTTATATAGTTCAAAAATCACATAGAGAAAAATATAATTTAGATACATTACTTAATCTAATTACTCCTGATTGCAAAATAATTGAAGTAGATGGTATGACTGAAGGAGCAGCATGTACTGTTCTATTAGCTAAAGAATTCATTAATAATGAAAACCAACTAATACTAACCAATTCAGATCAATTTATTGAATGGGATTCAACAGATTTTATGTATCAAATGAATGAGAAAGGATATGATGGTGGTATAATGTGTTTTGAAGCAACACATCCAAAATGGTCATTTGCTAGAACAGATGAAAATGGAATTATAACAGAAGTAGCAGAAAAAAATCCTATTTCAAACCAGGCAACCGCTGGTGTTTATTATTGGAAACATGGGTCTGATTTTATTAAATATGCTGAGCAAATGATAGAAAAAAACATTAGGGTTAATAATGAATTCTATGTTTGCCCTATATACAATGAAGCTATCCAAGACAATAAAATAATATATAACTACCAGATCCCTTCTGATAATATGTGGGGTCTAGGAACACCAGAGGATTTAAATTATTATTTAGAAAATTATAAGAAATGATTTATATTTCACATAGAGGAAATATAAACGGGAAAATTACTGAAAGAGAAAATCACCCCGATTATATAGATGAGGCTATTACTTTAGGGTATAGTGTAGAAATTGATTTGTGGTTTATAGATGGTAGAACTTATTTAGGACACGATGGACCACAATATGAAGTTAATGATAAATGGTTAAGTGAACGAATTAATAAACTTTGGATACATTGTAAAAATATAGAATCATTGAATTGGATTCGCAATACCGTTTTACACTACTTCTGGCATGAAGAAGATACCTTAACACTTACATCAAAAAACCACATATGGACATATCCTGGAAAACAACCTATAATTGGAAGTATTGCAGTGATGCCTGAAATTTATAATGATAATATTTCTTTATGCTTAGGAATTTGTTCAGACTATATACAAAAATACAAAAATGAAAATATCAGCAATTATAATATCTAGAAATGATAATTATGGAGGTAATCTCCTAGAAAGAGCAACATATTGTATTAACTCAGCAATTGATACTTATGATGAAGTATTTTATATTGATTGGAATTCCCCAACCCATAGTTTATTATATGATATTAAAGATAACCTTAATTTTAAAGGTAATTTAAAACACATAGTAATATCTCCCGAGATTGCATCTCTATTAACAAATAATGATCCTCATGCTCAAGTATGTTGTGAAACTTTAGCTCGTAATCTAGGATTGAGGCGAGCAGAAGGAGATTGGATAATAAGTACAAATATTGACGTAATTCAACCTCGCAGAGATCATTTAGAAAAATTAATCAATTCAGTTGATCCAAACACATTCTATACTATTAGCAGAAGACCAGTAGAATTAGAAGATATTAAAAAATTCCATAGTGGAGAATGTAAATACGAAGATTGGAAATTATTAAGAGAATATTTAATAGAAAATTCAGAAGAACGCCATTATGAAGAAAAAGTAAATGACGGTGATGATTATAGTATTATTAATTGTTGTGGTGATTTTCAATTAGCAAATAGACATGTTTGGAATGAAATAAGAGGATTTGAAGAAGATCTTATATATGTCTTATATAGTGATACTAATGTACAGAAAAAAGCCGTAATGCATGGGTTTGGACTTAAAGCCCTTTACAATCCCGCTTTATTTCATATTAATCATGGTCGTGGTGGTGGTGGTTTTCTTGATGGTATTAATAAGGTAACTAATGACCATTATCGCGCTATAATATCTCAACAAAAAACCCAAAATAGTAATTCTTGGGGATTTGGAGATACAGAAATTGAATTTGAAGTATTTTAAAATTAGTCTTATATTTATGAGAAATCCAAATACATGGCTGGTAAACGCTCCGATAAACAACCTCGACTAAGCAGAACCATAACACTAGGAGAAATTAATTCAGAATCAGCTAATGATATAATTCAATCAATATATGAAATTAATGATGAGGATATTGGAAAAACGCAAGTAGAGCCAATTAAACTAATAATTAATTCATTTGGTGGAGAAGTATATAGTGGACTAGCATTAATAGATACAATTGATAACTCATCGACTCCAGTCTATACAATATGCCATGGTTCAGCCATGTCTATGGCTTTAATAGTATATTCTGCTGGACATAATCGATACGCTAGTAGAAATGCTACATTTATGTACCATGAAGCAGCATATCCAATTGAGGGTAAGGTAGCGCATCATAAACAGGAGTTAAAAGAAGTAGAACGTGTTGATAGTATATGTGATAATTATCTATTATCTAAAACATCATTCACTCAAAAACAATTTAATACTGTTAAAAAAATACAAGGAGAATGGTATTTTGATGTGAAAACAGCACAAGAACACGGGTTAGTAAACGAAATTTTATAATATTTATACATAAACGCATATAATGGCTGAAGTAAAACCAAAACTTAGAGTAGATGTAAATCATAACCCAACTAAAAAGGGTATTAAGGTACAATTCGTATTACCACAAGAAATTGAAGGTGATGCCAAAGCAGCCGCTACACAGAAACTACAATCTAAATTAAACCAAGGATTATCCCAATACAATTTAACTGTATCTCAAGATACAGATGTACCATATTCAAATGTAATTGGGTTCTTAATTCCAATTGCTGATTTTAAATTATTTATTAAAAATGCAATTAGCGGTGGTAGTAGCGTAGAAACTCCACCTCCACCTGCAGTATAGTTATGATTAAAAACAAAAGAATGAGGCGAAAGATACCTGTTTTCAGAGTAAGCTTGCCACCAGGAACTTCCTACAACATATTAATAGAAACTCCTGCCATTCAACAAATCGTTATAGAAGAGACTTTATTTGCTATTAAAGAAGGCATCAATAAGAAGAAGAAATCTATTATGCTATTTGAATTAGCCAATTCAGAATATTATATTGAGTTGAAGAAAGAGCAATGGAAGCCATCTCTTGAACATGCAATGGAATATTATGTTGAAAAGGAAGAATACAATAAGTGTATTGAATGTAGAGAATTGATAAATAAACTTTAGTTATGGAAGAACACACTCAGGGTATTAAAACATCAATTGAAAGTATAATTGGATCTGATACTGTTTTAAAACGTAAACGTAAAACTGAAGACGATATTAACCGTGAATCGTTTGAAAAAATAATTCAAACAATGGAAGCGGTACAAGTTAGATCAACTTTACTTCATAGTGAATTTAATTTAGATCTGCTTAGTTATGATGAGAAATTTTATGAAGTTATAGATAGATTATTTACTCTTCATTTCGGACAGGCAGCAGCTGAAATAATATTCTTCTACGTATATGAGAGAATGGATCCGGATGGTAATGCTAATCAACTACTAGATCAAGACGATAACCCAATACCATTGGAATCACCTTCAGATTTATGGTTATTGGTTAATCATTTAAGGGATAAAACTAGCAAAACAAAGAAAAAATAGTTATGCCTGCTCCAAAAACATATAGTCGAGAAGACATTCTGCGCGCAATGCGCTTTACTAAATCAAACCGTGCTGCCGCTCGTTATTTAGGATGCTCATATCAACATTATAAACCATATGCTAAATTATTTAGATTAGATGAATCCAACCCAACTTCACCTACTTTATTTGATGCTCATAAAAACCAAAGTGGAAAAGGAATCCCAAAATTCCTCCCTAACCGAAGAAAAGAACCAAACGTCAAACTCATATTTGAAACCGGAACCGGATGGGAATCATTCACCCCAGAAAAAATCAAATCAAGAGGAATAGCTGAAGGCTATTTAAAGGAACAATGTTATCATTGTGGTTTTGCTGAGCGACGAGTAACTGATTATAAGGTACCACTATTGCTTAATTTTAAAGATGGTAATCGTAATAATTATCTTGTTGATAATTTAGAACTATTATGCTATAATGACTATTTCCTACTAGTAGCAGACCCATTAACACCAGATCAGGTACGTCATATTGAAGATAATACACAAGTTAAAGCAGTATCTCATGAGTGGGATTTAGATGATGCTCATCTTGAAAATATGAAAGCATTAGGGCTTTTGGATTAGGCAAAGTAAGGTTATATATTCACACTATAAATAAAAAATATGCGTTACGAATTAGCACAACAATTTGCTGAGTATCAGCTACCAAAAGAAATTAAAGATGCCTTTAAACAAGGAATCCAAATGGTTGGTTCACTTAACTTTACTAAGATGATGATGTTTGCAAATGAAGTTCAATTAACTAATGATGATGTTGATTACTTCATGAACATGAAACCCCAACGTAGTGAAGATGAATCATATGAGGACATGAAAATTAGAGGTCGATTCTCTAAAACACTCCTCAAATATAGACCACACCTATACGATTATTCAATTTACAATAAATAAAAACATATGCAATATTTTCAAGTTAAAGTACAATTCACTGTTGAAGACAGTAAAGGTAAAGTAAAAAAACAAAATATAAATTATTTAGTTGATGCACAGTCAGTAACTGAAGCCGAAGCTAGAACAGTAAAATTCCTTACTGATAACGATGAACAAGCGTTTGAAGTAAAATCAGCAAGTGAATCTAAAATATTTGATGTTATTTCAACTGGAGCTTCGGAGACTGAATAATGATTAGAATTGACTCTTAGCTCAGTTGGTTAGAGCATCTGACTCATAATCAGAGGGTCCTCGGTTCAAGCCCGAGAGAGTCAACAAAAATTTGGTTCGGTCAAAATAAGATCTTATATTCACGTTATAAATAAAGATAAATGATTTGGTATATTTACATAGTAAGCATTGCATATTGTATTTGGAGAATGAGTGCAAGTTATAATAAGAAGTTTGGTAACGATCCTATCGGCCCAACACCCGGACTAGAAACACTATTCATTCTACCATTTGCTCCATTGCTTGCTGTTATTGATGCTAGTATGACCTGGATTAAGTGGTATAAGGAAGCTGAAGAGGCTAAGAGAAGGAATACTAACATATTTTAGTTAATTGTCAGGTGGTGAAAGGATATATCCACGGCATACACACCCACTCGTCTCGTGGGCGCTGAATTTGAGATAGGTAACGGGATATGGGTTGACCACAAAGCCGGCTATTTTGTCCACTACCGAATCACAGCATGGAGGTTCAACTCCTCCCCTGACAGCCTGAACACAGTGCTTCTTAAATTACTAGCCACTAGGCCAGTGGACCGAAAAGCAGCCGTGGCATACCGTAAGATCTGCTCGCTTAATAGCTCCTAATCGTTAGTAGGCACAGTTAGCAACTCTGGAGGCGTTACAAAAGTTGCAAATAAGGTTGATTGGAATGTATTAATCAGCAGGGAATTGATAAGCCCCATTGCCAGGTAATGATAAACACAGGTCAAATCTGCTGGAATATGCTGAATTATTCGTCGGTTAGAAATGCCAATCGTAAAAGCAGATGTCCACTCACCCATCTTCTGCTTTCCTGAAACTTGTTGACACGCACGACAACTTGGGATGGTGCACGCTGAACAAGCTCTGTGAACGAACACGAAGAATACCTCACTGGTGCGTAGGTAAGTATCAAGTTCTTCTGACTGTGGGGAATAGACCCACTCTTAGCCCGAATGGAGAAACAGGAAGACTCGCAGCACTTAAAATGCTGTTCGCAGAAAAAGCGAGTGTCGGTTCGAACCCGACTTCGGGCACATATTTAGGTTTATTGGTTTTTATATATCTACCAATATTTATTGGTATGAAACAATATAATACTAAAAAATCAAATAGTTGGGAAAAATCGGGTATTAAACCTAAAAACATTACCCAACAAGAGTTCATTGACATATGTAATATTAGTGAATCCATGGCACATGCTGCTTCTAAATTAGGATTACATTTTAATACATTCAAAAAATACGCCATAAATTATGGTTGTTATAATACAAACCAATCAGGCAAAGGAACAAAGAAAAATAAAGGTAATGTATTAAAAATTAATGAACTTGTTAGTAGAGCCGGAATAAGAAGGCGCATAATTACAGAAAATCTTATTCCTTATAAGTGTAGTGAGTGTGAAATATCAGAGTGGAAAGGCCAAAAACTTTCATTACATTTAGACCACATTGATGGTAATGGTTGGAATCACGAATTATCTAATTTAAGATTTCTTTGTCCTAATTGTCATTCTTTAACTGATACGTATACGGGGAAAAACAAATAAAATGAAAAAGAAAAAATCACTCAAGTTAACTGATATAGTTAAGGAAATAGCAAATAATAAGGATGAATTTCTTCAAATAAAAGAAACACTATCTAATCCTAAACTAACTAAAATAACTCAGGATATAGTTAAAGAATATTTTGAATTATTAAAGGAAGGAAGATCACCTAAAGAAAAAATATTTACTCCTGAACGTGTAAAACAACGTATTGAACCAGCAGTGAATAACTTACTAGCCTCAGGATTTATTGAAAATGATAGTACAACAAAACAAGTAGTATTAAATTGGTTAACAGAATACACTATTGGATTAATTAATGCTATTACTGGTTATACTTTAGATTATAATGAAATAAGACCTTAATATGGCATGTCATTATTTAACAATGAAAAACAGTGACGAATTCTACATGCGAATGAAGAATCGAGACGCTGATCTTATTTTAAAAATGGCAAAATGCGTTTTAAGTGCTTACAAACGAAATAAATCAAGTATTGATATATTTGATATTACGTTTAAAGTACTAAGCGACGGGTTAGTATTCACCATTGATAAACCACAATACAAAGAACTATTAGGTAATTGTATGAATGATTTGATTACAATGGAAGAATATGAGCTGTGTGCTGAAATAAAGAAAATACTAGATAAGAAAAAAATTAAAGAAGTTCTTTAATATACGGGGATAACATGGTATCGATTTGGATGTTGAGGTGATACTACATGCAGGCGTTTGGTAGAGTCGCCTTAGAAAACTGCAAACAATAACTGACGAAATGTCAACTATGACCTTCAACGACCTTATGGCGTTTGTAGGCGCCGACTACGCTTTAGCAGCCTAGTCCGCACTCGGGTGTGAGTAACCTAGGAACAGAAGACCACCGAGCGCTCACAATCGACTCGCTAAATAAGGACTGTGGATTAGTTTTCTTGATAGTCATAAAATCAAGTGGTGGAAACGACCATAACGGTCAGCCCTACTGATCAGACTTGTTCAGATCTAAGCATGTGAGACGTTAGTATTATTGTCTCTTTCAAAGACGTGGGTTCGAATCCCACTATCTCCACTAATCTATTTAAAGGCAATCAGAAATGATTGCCTTTTTATATTTATAGCTGGTAAAAGTATGAAACTATTTCTAACAACTATATTAATATTCCTGTCTAGTTTATTAAAGGCCCAACCAGTATCTGTATACGTTGGTAATGTGACTAACAAAGTTAAAATAGGTTCACTTACTGGTAATAAAAATCTTGCATTTGGTGTTAAGAATATAGTTGAAGAAGCAATACTTGATAAAGGATATGATTTAAATAATAATAGTAGTGCTTTTAAATTAGATCTTGAAATAATTTATTTCGATATTCAACAAACATCAACTGGTATAAGTGTATTTCATAAAACAGAAAACGAAACAATAATTCGAATAAAAGGTATTCTTTATACAGATGCTAAAAAACCTAAAGAATACATTGCAATAGGAAAGTCCTCCGAAATCTCAACATCAACAATGATTATCGATGAAGGTGGTGGTTTTAATCAAGCTTCGGCCCGTTCTGCATTAAAAAAAACCATTATTAATTTAATTGAAAATTTACTATGAAAAAAGTATTATTAGTCATAGCACTTTTAATCAGTTATGTAACAACATTTGCTCAAACACCTCAAATTGGACATTTTCAAACCTTAACTACTGTTAGAAGAGGTGATACATTAGATGTTACCTGGTTTTACCGTCCGGGTGCTGCCGATGTTCGCACATTTCAGGTTGACTGGCAGTATAAAAAGACATTATTAACCCATATTTCCACTACAGTTGACGCTTCAGTAAATGGAATGACTCCTGCTGTAAGTTATAAGACCTGGGATAATTACAAATACGGTAGTTATTCAAATGGTACTTATAATTACACATCTAATTCAGAGTGGACTATAGGCCGTAACTATTTAGTATTATCGAGTGGTTCAACTATTGGATCTAGTGGATATATTATTCACAATAAGTATAAGATTAACTCTGTATCACCAAACTATGTTTCAGATACAATTACTGTAAACTGGGCTCGTATGTTTGACGTTAACGGTACTACAATTGGTGATAATGTAGCTCAACTTACAAATCAAAAATTAGCAATTAAACTATTAGGTAACTTAACATTATCAGGTAAAGTATGGTTAGGTCCAAGTATGACTTTAAGACCAACAGTATGGTGTTATAAAGCAAGTAATAATGCCTTTATTGATTCCGTAACTGTAAACGCTGATGGTAGTTATGTTTTAGATAACGTTGATGAAAATACAAAGTACAAACTAGATGTTAGATTCCCAGCTCCACTTACCGCTATTAGAGATAATGCCGTAACAATAGCAGATGCTGTTAAGACATATGACGAATACACGGTTACAGATGTTAACCAAACATTTAGTAGAACTTATTTAAAAAATGGCTTAGCTTATCTAATTGCTGATATCAATAAGACAGGTACATTAGATGGTGGTGATGCTTATAGTATTTATGCTTCAGTATCTGGCCTGAAACCAATTGATACAGCTAAATTAATTAATGTATTTACCAAAAGTGTTTATGACTCATTAGCAATAGGTACTAATCAATGGAATGATTGGGTATCTTATATCAATGGAGTAACATATGTTTTTGATAGTGTAGGTACAGGTAACCTAACAGGAGTAGACATTAAATACTTTATATTAGGTGATGTTGATAGAACCCACTCTTCTCCAGTATATGATGCTGGTGGTGCTTTAGTAGCTGCTGCTAAGTATATTGGAACACTTGATGTTAATATTCCAAATGTAACTGCTCCAACAGGTCAAGCAATGTATGCTAATTTCAATATGAATACCAATGGTATTAAAAATGACGGCTTACAGTTTGAAATGAAATATGATCCTGCTAAGGTTAAATTTGAAGAAATTATTTCAAATATTCAAGGACCATGGTTACAATATCTAACACATGATGAAACAAATGGTATTATCCGTTTTGGAGGAATGAATAATCAAATTTTAGGATCATTAACAGGTAATGTTACTCCGTTTAAACTTAAATTCTCTCCAATCGGAAATAATGATATTCAAACAAACGTTTATGTTAGACGCTTAATGGATGCTAGTGATAGAAATGGAGATCATTTTAATATTAATTTAGCATCAGATTATATAGTATTATCTTCAAGAGCTAACCCGGGATATGTATTGCCTTCACCTGAAAAGGAAATTACAGCTATGATTCGTCCAAACCCAACTAGTGGTTTTTTTGAGTTAGTAGTAATGTTCCCTAGATCAAATATGAACTCATTAGCTAGAGTTTATGATACTCAAGGACGTTTAATTAAAGAAATAGGTAAAGTATCTAGTACTGAATACTATACAACTGTAGTTAAGCAAGTAGATTTAACAGCTGCTATAAATGGTAACTATTTATTAGTATTAGATAATGGAAACCAGAAACGTTTAACAAAACAATTTATTAAAATTTAACAATATGTCAGAAGAATTAGAAAACTCAAATGATGGTACTTTGTCTGGATTAAAAAAGACCATTATCGGTGTAGTAACAACCGCAGTTATGGGATTAGGAACTTGGGGAGTAACCCAAATAACAGGTGGCAATGACGAACCAGCTCCAGTTCAACAAGCAGCTCCAATAATTAATATCCAAAACACTCAAACACAGCAACAATCAGCAGGTAGTGGAAAAACTGTAATTATTAGAGAAAAAGAAACTATCAAAGAAACAGCACCAAAACCTAAAAAGAAAGAGGGTGATCAATTTAAAGAAAAAGAACCTCTGTGGTAATTTATAAAAATTAAAGTATATGCAACAACCAACAGGATTTAAAGAATTATTAAATGCAATGATGCGCCGTAGATGGTTTATCACTGCTATTGTATTAGGTGGTTTTATGATTATCATATTAGGTATATTTGCTGCTATAGTAGGTAAAACTGAAATAGGCGGTGAATGGAAAGAATTATTATTGTTATTGTTAGGTGCCTTCATAGGTAGTTATGGCAAAATAATCGATTACTGGTTCAGTGATACAGATAAAGATAAAATGTTAGTTCAAAAAATGGATGAGGAAGATGGTACTAGCATGTCTCATACAAATGACATGAAAGAATCAAACAAACCAATCACACCATTAATTCCAGATGCTTTCATTACGGCTGCTGCTCATGCACATCAAACTAATATGGTTGAACTTGATATGAAAAAAGATCAGCAAGAGCATAATCAAATGATGTCTAAAGATCAACAAGAACATGAGCAAGAAATGGAAAAGTTAGAATTTGAATTTCAATCTCATAGACAATGTGAGCATGAGTGGGGTGATAGTGATTATGATGGTGAATTAGAATGCCAAAAATGTGGTAAAATAAAAGATTAAAAACCAATAAAAATTAAAAGTATGAAACAATTCCTAAAACATCTATTTGATGACAGTAACACAATCAATGAAAAATCAGTTGTAGGATTTACTGCATTTGTAATGATGGTAGTAACATTATTAGCTGATATTGTAACTGGTGTAATGGGTAAAACAATGCCTATTCATGAGTTTGTATTTGATGGATTTATGGTTATTGTATTAGGTGCCTTTGGTATTGCCTCTGTGGATAAGTTTATAAATAAAAGAAAAGGTAATGATTAAATATAAAGCTCAAATAAAATCTTTATTAATTGTTATTGTTTGGTTTGCAATAATGTTTTTTATTGCTACTAAAAGTATTGGTCAAACAATAGGAACAACAAAAACAGAAGACTATAAAGCATCATTTGAGAAAAAATCAAACATTGATAGCTTACTTGAATATGATGGTCCTAAAATCCCTATTCAGATACTTAGCTTAGGCATCAGTGAAGAGGTTTATGCTATGTATCCTGAACTAAAGGATAAGCGTGTTGGGTTAGGTGTAACTAATATTGTAGTTGAATTCTTAGAAGAGACTAACCATTTTACTTTTACTGAAGATAAAACTGAGATTAAAAATAGAATGGTTAAGCAGTTTCAAGCATCACAATCTGGAATTACTCAAGATAAGTTAGATGGTAAAGGTAAAATACGTTTAGCTCATTACTTTGCTTATATTGAATGCTATGATTTCTCAGTTTCAGAAGATGAAACAGTAAACATGAAAGATGGAGTTAAAAACACAGTTGTAACTCGCTTAGGTTTACAAGTTAAATTCGTTAATGCTGAAACTGGAGAGTACTTTACTGGTTCTGGTTTAGGTGAAGCTAAGACAGTTAGAGAATTAACATTAATGAATGATGATAACTTTTCGGAGGTTAAATTTAATCAATCAACAATAGGTACTTCAACTAAAAAAGCACTTGAAATAGCAGCTGGTAAAATACTACTTCGTATGCATAAAAAAGGCATATTCAAAATGCAATAAGACACCAAGTATTTAAAATAAAACTTGATGATTGAGAAAATTAAAAACATATCTAAGTGTGTTACTTATCATTTGTCTCAGTTGGAAAGCTGAGGCACAGACACTTACTTACTCATTTACTGATCCTTGTACTAAAGCAATAACTTTATTCTCAATTCCTGCTACAGGTACAGTAATATATTTCCAAGGACAATCAAAATCATTTACATCAGCAGATATTCAAAACGGTACATTTGCCTCTTGGATAAATCAAGTTTATACTAACTACCGTAAAATAGCTCCTTGTGGACAACAGCAAGGACAAGTAACTCAAAACCAAATCACATCACAGATTATAAGCAACACAGTTCAAAGTGTTGTTAGTAGTATTATGAGTCAAGCTCAATCAGCAGCCTCTAGTACTATTACGGGTGTTGCTACATCATCATCAACTGCTAATGCTTCATTAGCTGGAGGGGACGATGCTGCTAGTAAAAATAATAAGAATAATGATTCAAAACAAAAGAAAAAAGGAAATAATAATACAAATACAAATAACCAAAATAATAAATCAAGCTCAAGTAACTCTAATAACACTAACGGAAATACTCAAAACAACAGTACGTCAAGCTCAAACAGCTCTAACAATACTGGTGAAAACACTCAAAACAATAATACATCAAGTTCAAATAGCTCTAATAACAATGGAGGGAACAGCAGTAGTGGGAGTACTAGCAATACTAGTACTGGACAAACTACTAATCAAACCAATACTAGAACTGAACAAAAAGGTAAGGAAGTAGTGTCTACAGTTACAATGAATATAGATCAACAAAATCAAAACAGTTCTAAAGACGATAATAGCAGTAGTGGAGGAGGTAAAAGTAAAAACGGTAAAAGCGGATCAACTAACCCTCTAATAGTATCATCTGATTTCACAACAGCTCAAAATCTAGATAAATCATTTACTCCAATCCTTAACTTAAGTATGTCCCAATCATCAATGACAGGAATGTCAAGTTGGGGTTTAACATCAATGATATGGTTTAATTTTAAGCAGTTTGCCCTATCAGGTAAGTATACAAAGATTAGTTTTAGTAAAGATGGTAAATTAAAATGGATACATAATATTAATTTAACTGGTGTTTATTCCTATGGTAATGTAATTGGATTTTTAGGTTATAGTGGAATATTAAATGCTGGAAAGTGGGGTGTAACTGGATTTAATGTAAGTGGAGCTATGACATTAGTAACTGGGGAAGAGAAAAATACATTCCTATCACCCTCAATAACAGCATTTTATACTAAACCATTTAAAGGTAATAAACGTTTAACTATATCTCCTGAGTTGTATCTTATATCAGCACCGTTGATATACTCAACCAAAGAAAAAGTAACAACAACAGATAGAACATTCAGTGCATTTATAGGCAGTGGATTTGACTACCAAATAACAAGACGTTTTAAGTTGAATATGAATTATAAGGCAAATTTGTCTACTAACCCAGAATTTCCTATATTATCGTTCTTCCTAATAGGTAGTAAGATTAATTTATGAGGCTATTACTAATCATATTATTATTCCCCTTTATGCTGTTTGGACAGTCAATTACTGCTCCACCTGGTAGAATTTATCAAGTAAGTGTTAGTGGACAAGATGCAAGTGGATTTGTGATTAGTGGTTTTACTACAGAAACATTATTAACATCAATCGGTTTTGTAAACCCACCAGCTGGGGTAACATTTAGTATCACTACAACTACAGGATTATCATTTACTACAGGTTATAATTCTTGGACTAATCAAACACGTTTAAGTTTTACAGGAACACAAGCTAATGTAAATAATGCTTTAGCATCTCTAAAAGTAAACACAAGTTCTACCCTAGGTAATGTCCAAATATCAGTATCAACTACAGTTAATCCAACAGGTTACTTTTATAATCCCATTAATGGACACTTTTATAGACCGATAGCTATAGGTGCTACTTATGATAATGCTAAGGCTTTATCTGCTGGTCAAACATTTAAAGGTCAAACTGGGTATCTAGTAACTATCACTTCAGCAAATGAAGAGTCATTTATCATAACAAATGTACCTCAAAGTAATATTTGGTTTGCTTTAACAGATAGAGCACAAGAAGGATTTTGGAGAGTAGATGCTGGACCTGAAAATGGCACTTTAATTAAAACAGCTAATGGACAATTAACAGGTAATATAGCAGGTCAATATAATAATTGGTGTAGTGGAGAACCAAACAACGCTGGTGGTGAACACTATGCTGTTACTAAGTGGGGTGGAGGTAGTTGTTGGAATGATTTACCTGGTACAGCTAGTTGGGCGAATCCTTATATAGTTGAATTTGGTACATGGGCGAACCCATCCGATGCTACATTCACAGGATTTTATACGGCTAATACTATTAATACAGTAGCAATTACAAATATATTAACAGGTACAGTTACAATCCCTGGAGGATTAAGTTCAAGACCATTACTTACACTCTATAGAGTAGTAAATGGAGTTGATCAACTTGTAGACTATAAAACAGTAGCTGTGAACGGTACTTATACCTTTACTTTACCGAATCAAAATTCAACCTACAAATTAGTACCATCATTAACAACACAAGGCATAACATCAGCTGATTTTGATTTAGTATGGGGTGAGATACAAAATGAAAGTACACCACCTATTACTGCTCAAGGTTTAGTAATGACTGGAACTAAGCAGTGGAAAGCAGCTGATATAAATGAAAATGGAATATTGGATCTAGGCGATACCTATCTAATAGCAGCTCATAACTCAGGGTACAGACCAATAACTAAAGTATTATGGTTTAATCCAACTAATTATGATAATATCACTAGATTAAATTTTAACACTATTAATGCAGTAACATCGTTTACTTTAAACGTAGTAACATCAGATATAACTCAAAATATTAAATACTGTATATTAGGGGATATTAATTTATCTCATTCAAGCCAGTAATTTTTTTGGTTCGGTCAAAATAATATTATATATTTACATCAACATAAAACAATTATATATTATGAAAAAAGTAATGTTCGTATTCGCAGTTGCAACTATGTTGGTTGCGTGTGGAGGAAATGCATCAGTTGAAACTACAAACACTGACAGTACAACTGTAGTTGATTCTTCAGTAGTAGCAACAGATTCAACTGTAGCCGCAATTCCAGCTGATTCAGTTTCAGCAAAGTAATTAAGAGGGGGCGATGAGCCCCCACTTTAATTTCAAAGTTATGTATAAGATAAAGCAATTCTTTAAACGTATCTACAATCTATATCGTTGGTTTCCTATCATATGGAAGGATCAGGATTGGGATGATCATTATATTTTTGAGATTCTTAAATTCAAACTTAAGAATCAAGCTAAATATATTAGCTACCATAATCGTCATATTAGTGCTAAACGCGATGCTGAAATAATGATGTTATGTGTCCGTTTAATTGAAAAAGTACAAGATGAATATTATGGTGGTGAATATCAAAACTATAATAAGACAGAACTAAGATTTATAGATAGTGAAACTCACCCAGGAATGTATGAAATAGAAATAGAAGAAATATCAGAATGTTTCGATGAATACTTTAAAAAATATTCTCGCATTTACAAACAAGTAAACGGTATAAATAGACATAATATAGCATTTAATATAGCTAGAATAAACGAAGAAAGAGCACACAAATTACTATTTAAAATATTAGAACAAAACATTAAAAGATGGTGGGATTAATTATTTTAACAGTAGCATTATTAGGTTCATTAATTTGGTTATGGGCTGGTGGGATCGACTATATGGCTAAACACCATCCCGATTATAAAGGTGAAGACTTCTTTAATGAAGAAGATAAGGATGAAGTATTATAGCAAGCTTTCCAATTGCAAATATATTTATGCCTGCTATGGTACGTACTACATCTGTAAATGGTAAGGAGTATTATGTAATCACTACTTCAATTGAAGCAGGTGGAATAAAGGCTCCTGTTCAAATGTATATAGATGTTAATAAGTTAAGTAATGTAGATAAACATACCATTTGTCGTCACGCCAATCTGCTATTAGACCACCCATTCAAAGTAAGTACACCACAACCAAAGGCTAAAAAGCCATGGTATCAATTTTGGTGAAGGCCAAATAATATATTATCTTTAAATTATGATAGTTAAAGAATTAATTGAATATCTACAAACAATAGATCCTGAATTAAGGGTATTTGTTAAAGGCTACGAAGCTGGATTTAATGACGTTAATACTATTAATCATGAAGAAATGGTATTGAATGTGAATGGTGTTTGGTGGTATGGTAAGCATGATTTATTACGTAACATAGAAAAGAAAGATAAAATACTCGACAAAGAATCAAATCACAACTCCGTTAAAGGAATAATAATAGGTTATGAAGAAGACTTTAGTACTAGGTGATACACACGGCCGCTCAAATTGGAAATTAGCAATACATCAAGAACAACCTGATAGAGTTATCTTTATAGGTGATTATTTTGATTCATTTGAATTTAGTGGTGTAGAGCAAATTGATAATTTCAAACAAATAATTCAATACAAAGAAAACAACCCACAAGTTGAAGTTGTATTATTGATTGGTAACCATGATCATCATTACTTCCCCGAAATCGGCTACACAGGTACTAGTGGATACCAAAGCCGAATCGCCCCATCAATCACTCAGGTTATAGATGAAAATAGACATCATTTACAAATGGCTTATGGTTTTGATAAGTATCTATTTACTCATGCAGGTGTAAGTCCTGTGTTTATGGATCAAGTGTTTGGTGAAAATGATTGGAGTGTAGAGAGTGTAGTAGTAGATCTAAATGAATTATTTAGATATAAACCTATGGCATTTGAATTTAATGGTTTTGATGCTTATGGAGATAATACAACACAAACACCAATTTGGATTAGACCTAGGTCATTAATGTCTGCTAATAAAAAGCATAAGAAGAGTCTAAGAAAAGACTACATCCAAATTGTAGGACATACAGGAATGAAACGAATAGATATTGATGGTAGTGATAAATTCACTGGTGGTAGATATTATTTTATAGACACTATGGAAACATCAGGGGATTATTTGGTTATTCAAGATAATAATATTAATGTTAACTCAGTAAAATAAATGTTATGGAATGAGTAATAGAAGAAATTTCTTAAAGACATTTACAATGGCAGCAGTAGCAGCTGCTCTGCCATTGCCAAATATACAACCTAAAAAACTAGTTATTAAATCAACGGGATATGAGGGTATAGGTGTTGGAGTATATGGAGTAGAGCGAATGAGAATAACATCTAACGGTAACATCTGTTTAGGAACAACAACTCCAAATACTAAATTAAAATTACATATCTAATGGAAAATAATCGTAGATCATTTTTTAAAGGACTAGCAACATTCGCTAGTGGAGTAGTAGCAGCTAAAGCGGCTTCTTATATTCCAAAGAAAGAAGAACCAAAAGAACAATTATTGGTATCTAGTGCTATTACTCTTAATCATGAAGGTAAAGAATATCACCCATTGGTAGTAGAAAAAACAACATATGATGGTATGGAATTTGTACCAACCAACATTAGTCATAGTTTCGCTATTCAAGGACATAAACCAAAAATTAGGGAAGCAAACGTATGAACAACATTGATCGTCAATATAAAGAACTATCATATCATATTCTGAATTTTGGAGTAGATAAAGCAGACCGTACAGGCACAGGTACTAAATCAATCTTTGGTTGGCAAATTAGACACAATATGAAGGACGGATTTCCATTGCTAACTACAAAAAAGATGGCATGGAAATCGATTGTAACAGAATTGTTATGGTTTTTAAGAGGAGATACTAACATCAAATTCTTAGTTGATAATGGTTGTCATATTTGGGATGGGGATGCTTATAAGAATTATCTAAATCATACACAACATGAAGCATCTTATATAAAAGAACAATTTATCAATTTAATTAAAACGGATAAAGATTGGGCAAATGTGTGGGGTGATTTAGGACCAATCTACGGCGCGCAATGGAGGAAATGGGGAGGATTACAGGATTTAACTGATGATGATAAACCAATTTATTTAGACCAAATCGCAAATCTAATTAACGAACTTAAAACAAATCCAGATTCAAGACGATTAATGGTTAGTGCTTGGAATGTAGGTGAGTTAGATCAAATGGTACTTCCACCATGTCATTATGGATTTCAAGTTTATACTAGAAAATTGAGTTTAACTGAACGACGTAATTTAGTTACTCCTGAAATGCACCAACAAATTTATACTGGAGGTGACTCAAGTACACTATCACATTCAGAAATAGATCAATGGGGTGTTCCTAAACGAGCAATCTCATTAATGTGGAATCAACGTTCAGTAGATACATTTCTTGGTTTGCCATTTAACATAGCATCCTATGGTTTATTATTAGAAATTATTGCTAAGGAAGTAAATATGGTACCTGAAGATTTGATTGGCAATTTAGGTGATGTACATTTATATAATAATCATATTGAACAAGCTGAAGAGCAACTTAGTAGAACACCTTATGAATTACCTAAACTAAAAATAGAAGATGAAGTAGTATGGAAAGAATATGACTGTCTACCTTCATATAAAGTAGGTGATTTTACTTTAGAAAATTACCAATCACACCCAGCAATCAAAGCACCACTATCAAATTAATTTATATGAGTAAATTAAAATATGTACTACAAGATCTTAAATGGTTGAAGGTATTAAACAGCCCATTTAAACCATTTAATGTTAGATTTTATGCTGGTAAAACACAAATTGGTACCCCATATTTTCTACCTAGAAAATGGATAAAAGCGACTCCAGAATTGGCTAAAAAGGCAGCATTAGAAACAATAAAGTTTGAAAAACAGTGGAATGAACGAAACCCTAATTATGCTAGAAAAATAAAATCTTACGAAGACATATATCAAGAGAAACTAACATATAGATTTCCAGTACCACTCAAAGTAGGATTTAGTTACTGTGGGTTAGGATGGAAAACAAAATGGACAGATACTGACTTTAGATATGAATGGGGTCCTGTACTATCATTTGTGTTCTTTGGTTATCAAGTAGCACTAATGGTAGGTCATAAACATAGCTCACATTATTGGGAAGCATGGTTGTATTATGAGTACGCTACTGATAAAACCAAATCAAAGCGTGAACGAATAGAACAATGTAGAAAGGAATTTAACCAAACATGGACAGTATCTTCTATGGGCAAAGAAGAAGTCGTAGATTACTATCAACGTATACTTAAAACTAAATATCTATGAGACACGCAGAACGAAAAGCAAATAAAGAAAGACAATTTTTAAAGGAATTGATTGATAAAATGTTTGAACTTGCTGGTCACGATCTTAAATTTGAAGATGTTGAGGGTAGAAAAGATAATTGGTTTCAACAATACACAATGACTGAAGCCCAAAATCAAGAGTGGAAAGAGTGGGGTGTGAAGCATATTAAGAAGAAAAAACGCTATTATTCAAAAATAGCTGAGCGTGAAATGGCTTTCCTTGATTTATATTGTGGATTAAAAATATCAGACTCTAAATTTTCAAATAATGAAGAAGAAAAAAGCACAACAAACGAAGCGTGAGTGGTTTATAGTAATGAATTCACAATTGGAATACTTTAGTGGAATGATGTATGGTGGTGAGTTAGTGTGGTGTAATGATTATAATGAGGCTAAACCATTAGATAATGAACGTAAATTCCAAACACTGAAAAGTCTTTGTTATGGTGAAGAATTAGTACTAGATTATATTAACTAAAAATAAAAATGGTAAACCTCAACCTTGCTTATCCCAACGTCTCAGATATCACATTTAAAACAGTTCAATTTCCTGATGGTCAACAAGATATAGTACTTCAAACCTGGCCTACACCCTCTCAACCTGTCACTGTTAGGTCAAGAATGAATTCATTTAAAGACATTGAGTTGATTATATGTGCTAATAAAGCGCTTCGTAATTTAGGTTACACTGAAATTCATTTGAGTGTTCCTTACTTTTTGGGAGCTAGAAGTGATAGGAAATTTACAATGGGTGGTAATAATTATCTTAAAGATGTTGTATGTCCTGTTATTAATCTTCAAAAGTTTGCTACAGTAACTACAATGGACCCTCACAGTGATGTAGTTGAGGCTTGTACTGATAATTTTAGAAAAATTAATAATGTTGAATTAGTAAAATGGGCTCTAACAGATATAGACAACACATTTACAGCTCACGATAAAGTAGTAATTGTATCTCCCGACTCAGGAGCTGTTAAAAAAGGATACCATGTAGCTAAACGAGTTGGTTATACAAGAGAAATTATAACAGCAGCTAAAGTTAGAAACGTAACCACAGGACAGATTTTATACACTAGTGTCCCTATGGAACATGAATACGCTCAGGACTCTAAATTCGTTATGATTGATGACATTTGTGATACAGGTAGAACGTTTACTGAAGTGGTTAAAGTAATAAAACAAAAATATCCTGATGCTAAACAATATCTAATTGTAACTCATGGAGTATTTAGTACAGGATTTGAGGAATTGGCCAAATATTTTGATTACATTTATACTACAAATTCAATAGCAGATGTTACTGGATTTGATTTTGTTAAACAAATGAATGTATATTAAATTATGAGAACAGAAGCCGAACGCCTTGCACATTATCGAGTAGCATTTTTAGAGAAAGTTAAGAAATGGAAATGGGATGCTGTTGAGGAATGTACTTATAAACAACGAGGTCGTAAAGCTAAAGTAACAACTCGCCCTGAATCAAAACCAAGAACTAAATCAGAACAAGGCGCTTTTGCTTATAATTGGATAAAATAATAAAGTATGAGTTACTTTTCAGTTAGTGTTGATGTAGATATTGATGACATTTTATGGTCAGCAAGTAATAAAGATAAACAAAAGTTAGCAGATAGGCTTTATGAAGATGGATTTAAAGCAGTTAAGGATCAAGATGCAGAATATGGAAACCCAGAAACACCATTTGACGAAGCGTGTTTGAAGTTGTTTGGTCAAGGATGGAGATTAACTTTAGAGCAAGAACAATATATTATTAACCTCTCAAAACGATTCTAATTATGAATAAATACGAAGCATTAGGAGACAATTATTTCGGATTTGATCTATTTGAAGAAATATTTAAAGTAATTAATGAACGTGGCTACTCACATGATGATAACATGTTTAAAGCAGGTGTAGCAAGCGCTGAAGCTGCTGTAAGGCGTTTAAGAGAAGAATATTATGAAGCCATATCTAAATCAGTAATGGATATGTAGTGATATTTATAGGTATGAAATACCTATTATCACTCCTTCTATTAATTAGTTTTACTGTTTCAGCTCAAGATACAGTTACTATTACTCACAAAGCGTACAAAACAACTTATAGCAAATCCAAACATTACCCTGTCAAGGTTGAATGGTGGATAAGTAGAGCATCTATTACGTGTGATGTTAAAGCAAAACGTGGAGATAAATTTATACCTGATCCTAAATTAGCTGCTGAAACTAATTTACAATCAGACTATACAGGTCAAGGATTTGATCGTGGGCATAACTTCCCAGCAGCAGACGCATCATGTGATCAAGTAATAAATGATGAGTCATTTTACTTCAGTAATATGACAGCTCAATACCCAGCACTCAATCGTGGTGATTGGAAAACATTAGAGGAAATGACACGCACCGAGGCTAAATTATATGACTCAGTTTATGTTTGGTGTGGTTCAGTAGGCGAAGTTAAGAAAATAGGTAAAGTATCAGTACCAAAGCAATGTTGGAAAGTATTATATACTAAACGTTTAAACACATATAGCGCATTTCTATTCGACAACAATACTACTAAAGCAGATGGAGTTAAAAATAATGAAGTACCTTTAGAATTAGTCGAACAAATTTCTGGATTTAAATTTAAAGTTAAGTAATGTTCGTACCAAACCATTTACACCTATTAGTTAAGGGTTATATTTCAAACCCACCAAAGTCAGAAGAAATACTAAACCAATGGTTTAGAGAATTAGTAAATAAAGTCGGAATGGTAGTTGTAGCAGGACCTACCTCAGTATACGTTCATGAAGAAGGTAATGAGGGAATAACAGGTACTGTAACGTTAGCTACATCACACGCCTCAATACATGTTTGGGACGCTGCTAATCCTCCAATGTTCCAATTTGATCTATATAGTTGTTCAGATTTTACACCTGAGCAAGTACTGAATCACATTGATGAGCATTTCAGTTTACAATCAGCAACATGGCAGTTTATAGATAGAAATAGTGATGAATTTAAGTTGATTGATAGTGGAAAGTGGAGGGCAGAATAGAAATTGTATATTCATCTCAAATAAATAAAATATGGCTATTCAAACAAAAGACGATGCACAGAGTAAAGCGGATAGGAGAGTAGATAGATCATTTTTTAAGACTGCAAAACAAAAACCACTAATGGAAATGAAATTCAGCGAAGTAATATCTTTGGCTGATCAGCTTGAGTGGCTTAGATTGAAGAGGATAGAGAAAGATAAACAATATAAATAAGTAAACATGACTAACGATACAATGTATTTCAATTGTATGGCTATTGAAGAGTTGGTTCGTAGTATGGTTATGAGAGGTATAGACGACAACCTTAAATTAGTAGCTGCTGTGGATAAGGAATTCCGTCCCCAAAACTCATGGGAAATGGAGGTATATAGTGAAGCCATTATATACGCTAAGCAGGGAGTATTAAATTAGAATTGGTCGGTCAAAATTATTGCTGTACATTCAATGTATTAAATAATTAAAAAATAAAGGTTATG